ATCGGCCGCCGGCTCGGCTCCGGCAAGAAGGCGATCTGCAAAGCATCCGTTGCCCGCGGCGCCGAAATATTCGCCCAGGCGGATCCGACCCACGCCGTCACGTCCGCGCATTGGGATCGCGACCCTTGGCTTCTCGGCACCCCCAGCGGGACGCTGAACCTCAAGACCGGGAGGTTGCGCACGCCGCGCCCCAGCGATGGCATCACGAAGCTCGCCGGGTGCGGCCCTGACAGCCGGGAGGCCTCGCTCTGGATGCGCTTCCTGCGCGACGCCACCGGCGGCGACGAGGACATGATCACCTATCTGCAGCGCATCGCCGGCTATTGTCTCACCGGCCTCACGACCGAGCACGCGCTGTTCTTCATCTACGGGCCAGGCGGCAACGGCAAATCGGTCTACCTCAACACGCTGGTGCACATCCTCGCCGACTATGCCGTCTCGGCGCCGATGGACACGTTCACCAGCTCGAAATTCAGCGGCCACCCGACCGAGCTCGCGATGCTCAAGGGCGCGCGCCTTGTCACCGCGTCGGAGACCGAGGAAGGGCGCTCCTGGGCGGAAGCGAGGATCAAGGCCCTGACCGGCGGCGACCCGATCAGCGCGCGCTTCATGCGGCAGGACTTCTTCACGTACCAGCCGCAGTTCAAGCTCCTGTTCGCCGGCAACCACCAGCCCACGCTGACCGCGATCGATCCAGCCATGCGCCGCCGCTTCAACATGCTGCCCTTCATCTTCAAGCCGGAGACGCCTGATCCCGAGCTCGAGGAGAAGCTCAGAGAGGAAGCGCCGCGGATCCTGGGATGGGCCCTGAAAGGCTGCCTCGATTGGCAGCTTCACGGCCTCGGCCGCCCCGGGAGCGTCATCACCGCGACCAACGAATATTTCGAGGAGCAGGATGTCTTCGGTCAATGGACGTCCGAGCGGTGTGATGTTTCGCCCGAATTATGGGAACTGCCGGCCGCCCTTTTTCGCGACTGGAGCGGGTTCGCGAAAGAGCACGGCGAGGCTCCGGGAACGATGGTGACGCTGTCCGGGCGGCTGAAAAAGGCCGGCTTCAGACAGCGCAAGACGAGTGGAGTTCGAAGCTATCTCGGTCTGAGATTGAGGCAACAGCAGTCTACTGATCGAGAAAATCACTAAAAAAGGGACGGGTTGAAGTCAAAAAGGGACGACTAGGGACGGGTTAAAGGGACGGGTTCAGAAATGGCAAGTAGCGGAAAACAACGGCAAATATCGTGTCAAGGGACGGGTAGGGACGGGTTATTAGACCATTCCCCCTTACACGCGCGCCATAAGGCTAATGTTTTTACCCGACCCTACCCGTCCCTCCCGTCCCTGCAATTCGGGGAGGGCTGACCATGGCGGGGGGGAAGAAACCGAGAATCCGCAAGTCCCGCGAAAAGCCGGCCTCACGAGCCGAGCCTGTCGTCAACGAATTCACCGCGCAGCACGGTACCTATGGCGAAGCGACCATCGTGGACCTGGGCAACGAGCTCGGTGGCGGGCGCCAGAAAACCTATCGGGTGATGCGCAACCTCTACCCGACGATCGTTGACCGCTGGCTTGCGGAGGGTGGTCCTGGCTTCGATGAGCCGCAACGCAGAGCCGTCGATCACTGCCGCGCGCTCTGGGCCTGTGCCGGCACAGCCGGGCGTCTGGTCGCGAACTATGGTGGCATGGGTGGCGGCGACAGTGGCCGGGAGCGCGATAGTCTGTCGCAGACCGAGGCGCTGACCCAGCTTGCCGAGTACAAGCGGCGCATCCCGCCGGTCTACTGGAACGTGTTCGAGAACATGGCTCGGGATGAGTTCTCGGCGCTTCGGGCTGGCGAGGTTTTCGGTGGAACGGAGTCGCAGTGGGGTGCCCATGCCAAGGCCAGTGTCGGTTTCGTGGCCAGCCTTATCGCGATGTGGAGGGGTTTTTAAGTATGGCCGAAAAATATCCGCGCAGCGCCTACAAACCAAATCAGGGACCGACCGTCGAGTGGTTTGGCGGGGATTGTCCCGTTGCTCCTGGGACGCCGATTAGCGTGATGTTTCGAAGCGAATGGGAGATGCGGCAGCGCGGGTACGGGGCATGGAGAGGTACGGGGAAGCCAGAAAAGCTAGACTGGAAGCAGACTGGCGGGTATCGGGACATCCTCGCTTATTATGAGCGAGTGCCGGTGCCGGCACCGCCCCAGTTCGGCGTCTCCAGCAAGCCAAGTCCGGCGGCGGAGAACCCGCCACTCGGCACCGTGCAAATTCCATCAAGTCGTATTGAGGCATTGGCAATGAAGGCAGTGGCTGAAATATGGCTGGCGGAAGACGATATGGAACCAACCGGCGCCTAAATTCGTTGGCGCCGTAGCGCAAGCGGTTGGGTGTTGACAGTCTTTGAAACCGAGCGCATAAATCTCGTTAATCCCGATAGCTGCGCCGCGGAAATGCCCGATGGATACTGAGGACCAGCCGCCAGCAGTCGGGCGCCAACGCAAACGCGTTCCCTTGAACATGCGAACAACACGAGCACTGCGCGACCGCGTTGAGGCTGCTGCCGAAGCGTCCGGGCGCAGCATTGCCCAAGAGGTCGAGTTTCTCTTGGAGCGCTCATTCTGGGAGGATGATCGCAGGAGAGATCACAATGGCTGATGGCGAAAATACGCCGGAGAAACGCCAGCCGGCGGATCACCTCAAGGGATACCAGTTCCAGCCAGGCAATCAGGGCCGCCCCAAAGGCGCCCGCAACAAGCTCGGCGAAGAGTTCGTGAAAGACCTTCTGGCAGACTGGGAGAAAAACGGCGCGGCCACGATCGCGCAGGTCAGGGAAGAGCGTCCGCACGAATATCTCAAGGTCACAGCCTCGATCCTTCCCAAGGAACTCAACGTGAAGGTGAGCGAGCTTGACGAACTCACAGACGATCAGCTCGCCCGACAGCTCACCGCCATCGCTGCGCAGCTTGCAGCAGCAGGCGTTGGTATTGGCGCGGGAACTGGAGCGGCGGAAGCGCCGCAATCGCCTGGGGATCTACCGACCATACAGTAAGCAGCGCGAGTTCCACGATGCTGGCGCGATCCACCGCGAACGCCTGTTCATGGCGGGCAACCAGCTTGGCAAGACGGTGGCGGGATCGTTCGAGTGGGCGATGCACCTCACGGGCAAATATCCAGATTGGTGGAAGGGCCGGCGCTTCGATCTCCCGGTGAGATTGTGGGCTGCCGGCGAGACCCGCGTATCGACACGCGACACGGTTCAGAAGCTGCTGGTTGGAGAGCCCGAGAAAGAGGAAGAGTGGGGCACTGGCGCCATCCCCGGCGATGACCTGAAAGACTGGTCTCGCGCGACGGGTGTTGCGAACGCGCTGGATAGCATCACGGTCAAGCATGTGTCGGGGGGCACATCGACGCTCCTGTTCAAGGCTTACGAGCAGGGCCGCGCGAAGTGGCAGGGCGATACCTTGCACGGCGTCTGGTTCGATGAAGAGCCGCCACAGGACATCTACACGGAGGGCATGACCCGCACGAACGCAACGGGCGGGGTCGTCATTCTCACCTTCACCCCGCTCAAGGGCATGTCGGACGTGGTGCAGATGTACCTGTCGGACAGCGATCTGAAGGACATGAAATGAGCCGGCACGTCACGCGGATGACGATCGACGATGCCGAGCACTACACACCCGCGCAGCGCGCTGAGATCATCGCGAGCTACCCGGCGCACGAACGCAAGGCACGGGCCAAGGGTATTCCCATTTTGGGAAGTGGCCGCGTGTTCCCGATCGATGAAGACGACATCAAGGTCAAAGCCTTCGATATTCCCGAGACGTGGGCGCAGATCGGCGGGCTCGACTTTGGCTGGGATCACCCGACTGCGGCGGCTCGCCTCGCTTGGGACAAGGACACCGACACGATCTACGTCACGGCTTCCTACGGGATGCGAGAGGCGACGCCGATCATCCACGCCGCCGCGCTAAAGCCCTGGGGAGAGTGGCTGCCGTTCGCTTGGCCGCACGATGGCCTGCAACACGACAAGGGCTCTGGCGATGCGCTGGCGAGCCAATACGAGGCGCAAGGGCTCAACATGCTGCCCGAGAAGGCGACGTTCGAGGACGGCGGCAACGGCGTTGAGGCTGGAATCGCCGAGATGCTGGACCGGATGCTGTCCGACCGGTGGAAAGTGTTCGAGCACCTCGAGGACTGGTTCACCGAGTTCCGGCTGTATCACCGCAAGGACGGGCTGATCGTGAAGCTGAACGACGATCGGCTGTCGGCCTCTCGGTACGCGATGATGATGAAGCGGTTCGCGACGAAGAAGCCCACGCCGCGCAAGGCCGCACCGGCAAGACACGCAGGACCGGGGGGATGGCAGGGATGAAGCACCACACCCTGCCCTACGTCACGTCCGCCGATCCGCCCGTCGCAGCCGAGTTCAACCGCGGCGAGCTGCGTCTTGTTGCTGAGGTGACCGTTGCCCGGATGCGCGGGCTCCACGTGCCGCTACCCGTGCAGGACAGGGCGGCACAGATGATCCAGAAGCTGGCGAGGTGATTGAGATGAAATTACTTCGTCGCATCCGTCGCATCTGGAACAAACGCGAGTGGGAATCCGCGCTCGCTGCCTATTGGGATGCCCATACGCTCGAAGAGCAAAGCATTGCCTATGCGCGGATGGTTAAGCTGGGCGCGGACGGATACTGATGGCTAAAAAGGCCGACGCCGCCCCAGCAACGGACGACATGCTCGTTGAAGCCCGCAAGCAATACGACGCCGCGCGTGAATACTGGAGCGACAACCACCACGAGGCCAAGGAGGATCTGAAATTCGCCCGCCTCGGCCAGCAGTGGGACGAGCGCATCAAGCGGCAGCGCGAGCTTGAACAGCGCCCCTGCCTCACCTTCAACAAAATGCCCGCCTTCATCCGCCAGGTCGTCAATGACGCCCGGCAGAACAAGCCCTCGATCAAGGTCCATCCGCAGGACAGCGGCGCCGATCCTCACACGGCTGAAATCCTCAACGGCCTGATCAGGAACATCGAAGTCACATCCGACGCGGACGTCGCGACCGACACGGCCATTGAAAGCGCCGTGGATAAGGGCTTCGGCTTCTGGCGGATCAACACGGCCTACACGACGGATGATGCGTTCGAGCAAGACATTGTCATCGAGCGCATTGCCAAACCGTTCACGGTGTTAGGCGATCCCCGGTCCACCGCTGCCGATTCCTCGGACTGGAACGAAGCCTTCGTGGTCACGACCATGACCAAGGATGAGTTCGAGACCGAATATCCCGAGGCCGAGAA